CAATGGGAACGCCGTCAAGCATTACTGCTTCAACCACAAACAGTGTTACCTCAACCAGTCATACACACGCGATTGAAAAAGGCAGCTTAACGACTAGCGGTATTGTGCAATTAACAGATAGCGTTAATCAGGATTCCTCTGTGTTTGCGGCAACAGCAAAAGCGGTCAAAACTGCATTTGATAAAGCCGTGGGAGCTTATAACGCTGCAGCAGGTAAAGTCAGTAAAGCTGGGGACACAATGACAGGTGTTTTACGTGCAGCCGATTTTGTGATGAATCGTAACGGTAATCAAAAACTATCTTCTCTTTTTGATGCATTGATAAAGCTCGCGCAGGGTGATGCAACGGGTTTTCAGAATATCGTGAATACGTGGGGTAATGCCGGCACAACTCCGCTGGGAATTACTTATAATTTTACCAACGCTAACGCCTGGTATATTTGCTTCGGGCCTTTTTTCGGGAACCTAGTTATCCAAGGGGGACATCTTGAAACAAATGTTAATGGGGAAATAAATATAATATATCCTATAAAACTTTCATATCGCACGTTAATTTTAACGGCAATGCATATAGGGTCAGGAGGTGTTGCTTTTGTTGATAGAGGCGCTAGTAACACGGAATCTTACCTATTAAAACTGCAATCAGTAAGCGGAGCAAGCCTCAATTGGCAATTTAAATATTGTGTATTAGGAGTATGACAAGCACTAACATAATAATAACCCCCTTTTTTTTGGCTAGGATATGCAGAATGCAAAGTATCTAAATTCTGTCGAAAATGCTGATGTCCAAACAGTGATTTTGTTACTTTGATCAATTCCGATACCGAATGCGTCTTTTCCATAGTCGACATCACAGCCAAATGCGCCAATCGTCTTGCTGCAAAAAATCGGCAATATGACTTGTTTTCCGATTGATTCGGAGATTGAGCTGTATGATATTAGTCCCCCTTGGCTAGACTCCAAACATCACATATTCTGCCAATCCAATTGCATCGCGAGTAACTAACGTGCATTGTGTTTTTGTTGTACTAGATACTATACGCATTATTGTTGTTGCATCAGTCATTTTTATATCTGAGTAATTAGTATCTACTCTTGATACGTATAAAACTTTATTTACTGCTGTCGGATACACTACAATTAAACTACTGCTATTAAATTCCAACCTTCCCCCTTGGATAACAATCTTAATGACTAAACTGTACTTTTTGCCCGTTTTTGTAGTCTATAACACACAAATAACAATCGCTTTAAACAGCGATTTGGTCACGGTTTAAAGCGATTTAAACGCGTGTTAAAAACACGATTAACTACGCTATTTGAGTAGATTTATAACTTTTCTCAAGTGTATCAATGTTTTATGTGTGTAAACACTATCTCCGACATTGCTAGAGGCGTGTCCCAGCAGTCTGTCGCGTGCAACTTTGTTGGCACCGGCAGCATCAAGCAGCGTTGCTACGGTATGCCGGCAGTCGTGCGTGGTATGTTTTGCTCGGATTGCTAGCATTGCTTTTGCAAATTGTGTAGCTGCTTTAGCATAAGTTAGGGGTTGGTTGTTATCATCAACAAATAGGTATTTATGTTTTTTCTCAAGCCGTCGCTCAACAATCGGTAAAATGCGTGGATGGATTGGGATAATGCGGATGCCGGCTTTTGTTTTTGACGTTGTGATGTCAAAATATTTTTGTTTTAAGTTGATATTACTGCGGTGTAGCTGCAACAGCTCACCAACTCGCATTCCGCTGTACAGTAATATTAAGGCTAAATCAGTGTCCGTGGTTTGGCATTGCCATAGCTTATTGATTTGTTGTCGAGTAAATGTTTTATGCGGTTTGACTGGTATATTTTTCCCCATTTTTAAATATTGTCCGTAGGACTTATCAGTCCATTCATTAATTATTGCGTGAGCAAACAGCTGATTTATCAACGATCTCACTTTTTTAAGACTGGCGTACGACAAGCCTTTCTCTTTCATCGCATCAAGTACGCTTTGCAAATGACGATATTTAATTTTGTGGATCGGCATAGAGATGATTGACGACAAATGATTGTAGCTATTGCGATAACTTTCTGCCGTTGACGGCGACACTTGTCTGGCGTGGATTGGGTACCAAAGCTGATAGACTTTCGCCAGTGTTATGCTGGGTTCCGGCTTATCTTGCTGATTATGGTTGGCAAGTGCGGTTAATGCCTCCTCTTTTGTTTCGTAATAGCCAATCACACTGTAAATTTGTTTGCCACTATCAGTGTAACCGACCGTTTTTCGGGCAATATATGGGCGACGCCGCACGCCACTAAGTTTAAATACTGAGCCGTAGCCGTTTGGTAGTCTCATATTTCCTCCATCTTTAAAATCTTTAAACCAGTTTAAAATCAAATTGTTTATCGCTCCTTTAAACTAAGGCGTAAAAAGGAGGTAATAGTATGAGCTTAATGCATTTAATTGTGATTGATCCGAAGACAGGGCAACGTACAACATCTTTTGTCGTACCGATACACGGTAAAACCTATGATGAGCTTGAGGCTAAAGCGCGGGCAGATTATCCAAATCACTTATATTTACGAGATGATGACGGGGCATTACAAGCACAACTCACCCATCAAGACGCATATTGGCTTGGTGGTAACGTTGAGATTAAACCTTCATCATTGCACGATTGGGATGGCGAAAAATGGGTGCTTAATGAACAGCGACAAGCAGAGTTGGCTAACGAAAAACGTCAACAGTTAATTGACAGCATTGATAACACTGCAGCTCAATATCTTGAAAAGTGGACTCGCTTTACAAGCGAGTACGAAGCACGCGAATCGGCTGCATTAGCTTATCAATCAGCAGATTATCAAGGTGAGGCAAGTGTTTATATTACCGGATTTGCTCAAGCAGCAGGCTTGGATTTACGTACTGCGACCAAACTAATCCTCAAACAGGCAGTACAGTTACGGGCTACGCTGGAGCAGATGAGTGTGCTGCGAATGCGGAAATATGAGTTAAAACAGCCAAATTTAACGTTAGATGAGATGCAAAAAATTCACGATGACATCATTGCACAAATGCAAGCATTAGCGGAGGCACAACAATGAGTCAGGTATATCTAGCCTTATACAAGGGCAAGCGTGATGGGCATAGTCTGTATAGTTATTGGTGCAGACTTAGTGATTGGTTAATTCGTAAATTTACGCGCGGCAAATATAGCCACTGCGAGATTGCGGTTAAAAAAGAGACTAATTTTACCGCCCGCTATGATTGCGATGTTTATTACGAGTGCTACTCCTCATCTGTGCGTGACGGTGGCGTGCGTAAAAAGGTCATTGATGTAGAGGACGGCAAGTGGGATTTGATACCGCTCACTGGCGTGAGTGAATCACAGGTTATCTATCATTACCAGCTCACTAAAGGCAAAAAATACGACTGGTGGGGTGCATTAGGCTTAGTGTTTTTGATCCACGAGCGCCGTAACCGCTATTTTTGCAGTGAGTGGTGCGCACGAGCGATTAATTACGGTTGTGAGGGCTGGCGCTTTAGCCCGAATCATCTAGCGGCAATTTTTCGGGCAAATAAGGTTAATTAATGATTACGAAATGTACTATTGGGGGGGGGGGTAATCGCTCCGCAAGCTAAATATTTTGCTCAAGCACCCCTACCATTTATAGGTCAAAAGCGAATGTTTTTGCAACAGTTTAGATCGGTCTTAAACCAGATGATTGCTGATAACGGAGATGGCTGGACGATTGTCGATGCATTTGGTGGCAGCGGTTTGCTAAGCCATACCGCAAAGTGCCTTAAACCTAACGCCCGCGTGATTTATAATGATTTTGACGGTTATGCAGAGCGTCTCAAGCATATTGATGATATTAATCGCTTACGCCAAATATTAAGTGAGTTATTAGCTAATTGCCCGCGAGATAGGCGTCTTGATATTGCAATGCGCCATAAAGTAATTGATGCTATTGAGTCGTTTAATGGCTATAAAGACCCACATATTTTGTGTGCGTGGTTACTGTTTTCAGGGCAACAAGTTAAATCGATTAATGAGTTATATAGTCGTGGATTTTATAATTGTATTAGACAGAGTGATTACACAACTGCGGACGGCTATTTAGACGGGATTGAAGTGGTCAATGAGAGCTTTGTCACATTGCTGCCTAAGTTTGCCGACGACAGCAAGGCAATATTTGTCCTCGATCCGCCATATCTCTGCACCAAGCAAGCCAGCTATAAGCAAGAGAGGTATTTTGACCTGATTGACTTTTTGGAGCTAATTCGCCTTACGCGCCCGCCGTATCTCTTTTTTTCATCCACTAAAAGTGAGTTTATCCGGTTTGTTGATTGGCTAATTGCATCAAAAGGCGATAATTGGCAGTCATTTGTGGATTATCAGCGGATTATTGTGCAAACATCAACAAGTTATAGCGGCAAATACGAGGATAATCTCATTTATAAGTGCTAATAAAGTGCCTTGCGGCACTTTATAAACGGGTAGGTAGCTCGGAAAGTAGACAGTATAAGGCAGGTTGGTTTGGATTAGTGTTAGCCACCAGTTTGACAACTTTGTCTTTTCTGCCGTCGGCTAAATAATGGATATCAAGACAATATGCACGATATGAGGTTTTGCAAAGTACGAGGCTAAGGTTAAAGAGTTTAAAGGTTGCATCCTCGCGCTCCGCAACTAACGCAACCTCTAACATCATTTCACGTTCGGTTCTAAACTTCATTCTAATCTCCTTTTGCTGCTTTTTGTGTTCAGGACATCATTGCTCTGTTGCGGCGCAATGTGGAGAGGTATAGAGCTCTATTTGACTGACTGCTTAATAATACGACTGGAGAGGTATGGAGGTCTATTTAAACAGCATTTAAAAGGTATTTAAATTAGATGCAGATCCATTAAATCTGCGACAGTTATAATGTCGCAAATTTCGTGGTAATGTGTCGCAAATTTCGTGGCTTGCAACAACCAGTTATTTTATTTATAAAAATATGATATTTTTTTACATATTATTAATATAATATTATCTATTTTTAAACAAAAAATATGTATTCATATGTATAAAATAAGAGTTATTAACTATATTGATAAATAATAACAATCAGTAAAGAAGGTAATATCTATCAATAAATATAACTATATCTTTCAGGAGAAATGTTTCTTTGTTATGGAGTTATTTAATGATGGTTGTCATACAGGTATCCCATTAAGAAATACTTCCTTAATGAGATAAAATGGAAAAAACATTTATTTTTTAACAGGTATCTTAGATAATTAGTTCCCTAGTAAAAGGCTACCTCAATCGGTAGCACTTCTATTTTTAAAGGAATGTTATTCAATCCTTTATTTTTGCTTTTATTGTAGTAAGGAGATATCAGCAATTTTGAAAAATAGATCACGCAAGTTTTTCAATAAGGCTAAACGATTTTGACGAAGTTTTTCATCTTCAGCATTTACCATCACATTATCAAAGAAACTATCAACGCTTTCTCGCAAATCGGCCAAACGGCTCAATGCGGTTTGATAATCACCTTTTTCAAATAATGGTTGCAACTCACGTTGCAATTCCAATACACGTTCCGCTAAATTGATCTCTTGTGGTTCACGACACAATGAAAGATCAATATTTTCCGGCAACTCACCGTCAACTTTAGACAGAATATTTTGCACGCGTTTATTCGCGGCTGCCAATGCCTGTGCGGCATCTAAAGTGCGGAAATGATTAACTGCTTTCACACGAGCATCAAAATCAGCAGGTTTAGTCGGACGGCAAGCCAACACCGCCTGAATTACATCCACCGCAATGCCCTCTTCCTGATACCAAGCACGGAAACGTCCAAGGATGAAATCCACCACGTCTTCAACTACATTGGCATTGCTTAATTTATCACCATATAAAGCGGCTGCTCTCTGTGCCAAATCTACTAAATCAAGTGGTAAATTTTTCTCAACGATAATTCGCAACACACCTAATGCCGCACGGCGTAAAGCAAATGGGTCTTTATCTCCTTTAGGATGTTGTCCAATCCCGAAAATACCGACCAATGTATCGAATTTATCCGCCAACGCAACTGAACAGGCGACTAAACTGCGAGGCAATTCATCACCGGCAAAACGCGGCATATACTGTTCATTCAATGCAACCGCCACCTCTTCGTCTTCACCGTCGTGACGCGCATAATGCATTCCCATTACACCTTGTGTATCGGTGAATTCAAACACCATATTGGTCATTAAATCGCATTTAGACAACAAACCGGCACGTTCCGCTTTTGCAACATCTGCGCCAATTTGTGCCGCAATTTCACCGCTCAATTTTTCAATACGTTCTGTCTTATCGAACAATGTACCAAGTTGTTGTTGGAATAATACTGTTTTAAGACGCGGTAAGTTATCCTCTAAACGCTGTTTTAAATCGGTTTTAAAGAAAAATTCTGCATCACTCAAACGCGGACGCACCACTTTTTCATTGCCTTCAATTACCGAAGATTGATCTTGCGGATTAATATTGGAAACAAAGATAAAATTAGGTAATAACTTACCGTTTTGATCATAAATAGGGAAATATTTCTGATCACCTTTCATTGTATAAACTAAAGCTTCCGCTGGCACAGCTAAAAAACGCTCCTCAAATTTTGCCGTCATCACCACCGGGAATTCAACCAATGAGGTAACTTCGTCAAGCAAATCTTCCTCAATATCTGCAACGCCCCCCACTTTCGCTGCTGCTTTTTCTGCGTCTTGGCGGATAATCGCTTTACGCTGTTCAAAATCAGCAATAACGCTGCCTTTTTCCTCTAATAATTGTGGATATTGATCAGCATTATCAATAGTGAACTCTTGTTGACCTAGGAAGCGATGTCCACGAATCGTTCTGCCACTCGCCACACCAAGAATGTCGCCCTCGATTAGCTCATCACCAAACAGCAACGTTACCGTATGCACAGGGCGGACGAATTGTTCGCTTTTATCACCCCAACGCATTGTTTTTGGAATTGGCAATTTCGCAAGGGCATTGCTGATAATGCCTAGCAGAAGATTTTTAGTCGGTTGCCCCTCAATCACAGCACGATGCACCAGCCATTCGCCTTTGTCCGTTTCCAAACGCTCCGCTTGATCGACGCTGATGCCACAGCCTCTCGCCCAGCCCTCTGCCGCTTTGGTTGGTTTGCCCTCCGCGTCAAACGCTGCTGAAACCGCAGGTCCACGTTTTTCAACTTCTTTACTCGGTTGTGCTTCCGCCAACCCCAACACTTTCACCGCCAAACGGCGAGGGCTAGCAAACCATTCAACCGTATCAAACGCCAAGCCCGCTTGAGTAAGCTCTTGCTCTACGTTGTCTTTAAATGCCACCGCTAATTTTTTCAGAGCCTTCGGTGGTAGCTCTTCAGTGCCGATTTCGGCGAGGAAGTTTTTTGTCATTTTGGTTTTCTCTAAATCTTAACTAAGTATTAATTCTATAAAATCTAAATCATTTTTTACAAATAAACTGGTCTAAAAAGCTAGCTTTTTCGGAGAGATTCACTAAAACTATCTTCTTAACTTCTTGATCTGTAATAGATGTTTTTATTTCTTCTTTTTGCTGAACTGTATTTGCTGTAATCTCATAAGAATAATCAACTTTATCGAGTAGTTTCTTATTATTTACTTTTGCTTTTATAAATAAAGTATAAAAAATATTTTTATTTCTCAAGTCATAGTAATTAGATGATATATTCAACAATATACCATTTTTAGATGTAAAGTCTTGACATAATTTATTCTTAGAAAAATAAGTAGTTTGAGAAATTCTTCCCTTTCCAATTTCATATAAATCAAAATAACTTTCTTTTTTTAGATTTAATATATCATCTTTATTATATGGTGAAAAATATCTATCTCCAGATTTATTAACAATTCCTAAGTAAATATTTTTATCATATTCATCAAGTAAATATAAATCAGCAAGCTCTCTGTGAGAAGTAATTCCACTAAATGTAGTTTTTATATTAATTGTTCCCTTTGCATCTTCTTTTTTAGTTGTTACGGCTTTAAAAAAAGTTGCTTCTTGCATATTTCCTTTATTATCGATAAATTTAGTCCAATCAAAAACGGCTTCTGGATTGGTAGCATAATAAAGATCAGCACAAGAAAATAATAATCCTGTAGTAAGTAAAATGAAAGATGTTTTGAAAATTTTCATAGATCACCTAAAAATAGTTTAAGAATTAAAGTTCTCTTTTACCCGAGATACCACCAAATGCAATCGCTGTCGAGGATGTTTTTTGTCATTAAATATATCTGGTATAGGACAAATCTCCCCTAACC